GCACTAATTATAAAGTATGAAGGTGAAATAGCTGAAGCCAAAGCTAATATCCAAGTGTATATGAATAATCCAGTTGGTATCGGAGAACACCCTGATATCATAGCTGCTATTGATTCACAGATAGAAAACATGGCTCATGCTGAGGAAAAATTACTTGCGGTCAAAAATCATTTTATACCTGATAGAGTAGTTTGACTAGAATTAATATAATACCTGTAGAAGAATTAACCGATCAACATTTAATGGCGGAGTATCGTGAGATATTCATGATTGGTTCTGCTTTACAGAGATCACTTAAATCTAAGAGTTGGGATCCTAAAAAGATTCCCGATAAATTTACTTTAAATGAAGGTCATGTAATGTTTTTTTATGATAAGGGTAAATATCTTTTCAAAAGATATGATGAAATCAGAGAAGAACTCAAGAAAAGAAATTTTAAATTAGATAATCATAGACACTTTAAAACCTATCAATTTCCAATAGAATATTTTAATGATTGGGAACCAACAGAAGAAGATCAAAAGATAATTCGTCAACGAATTCAAGAAAGAATACTACAGAAACCTGAATGGTATAGACATTATGGCGTTTCTATAGTATAATTATATATTATGCACTACTATACAAATGTAAAAAGATACAAAGATTTTATTCTTGCACGAGGTGTAAAGAATGGAGAGAAGTATATTAAGAGATTAAAGTATGAACCTACTCTTTATATACCTACAAACAAACCTACTGCCGTTAAATCAATATCTGGTGAATTTCTACAACCTAAGAAATTTAAATCACCAAGCGATGCTAGACATTGGAAAAAACAATATGATAATACAGGTATCGACATTCATGGTTTAGAACAATGGGAATATACTTATCTATCAGAATCATTTCCAAGTGATATAGATTTTGATATTAAGAATATAAACATACTTAATATTGATATTGAGTGTGAATGTGAAAATGGTTTTCCAGAACCTACAGAAGCCGAAGAAAGAGTTAATGCGATAACTATGAAACTCTTTGGACATAAAGAAACCCATGTTATTGGTATAGACAACTTTGATTATAAATCTGATGATCCTAATCTAATTTATCATAGATGTCATCATGAGAAAGAATTGTTAACAACCTTTATGCAGGTGTGGGACGAATTAGAACCTGACATCATTACAGGTTGGAATGTAGAAACATTTGATATTGCCTATCTAGTTAATCGTATCTGGAAATTGTTTGATTGGGATACAGTCAGAAAATTATCTCCACATGAATTAGTTACTTCTAGAGAATGGTTATATATGGGACAAAAGAAAATGGTCTCATATAACATTGCTGGGATAGCTATTTTAGATTATTTAGAAATGTATAAGAAGTTTACATACATTACTAGAGAGACATATCGTTTAGATCATATCGCAGAGATAGAGTTGGGTAAAAAGAAAATTGATTACTCAGAGTTTGGAGCGATGCATTTATTCTACAGAAGTGATTATCAAAAGTTCTTAGATTATAATGTTAGAGATACAGAACTAGTTGAAGAATTAGATAACAAGTTACAACTTATGGAATTAGTTATCACTATGGCTTATCAAGCTAAGTGTAATTTTGAAGATGTATTTGGTTCAGTTAGATATTGGGATTTATTAATTTATAATTTCTTAAAGAAACGAGGAATGGTCCCACCACCTAAGAAGATGGCACAAGACTCTAGAATAGTTGGTGCGTATGTAAAAGAACCTCAAGTCGGTCAACACAAATGGGTAATGTCATTTGATTTAAATAGTCTATATCCTCATTTGATTATGCAGTATAACATGAGTCCAGATACATATCAGAGAAAAATATTTAATCAAGAAATTAATGTAAAGAAACTGTTAAATGGTGAAGTAGATACAAGTATGTTAACTAGTACTACAGTTACACCCAATGGTGCGTTGTTTAGGACAGATAAACAGGGTTTCTTACCTGAACTTCTAGAAGAAATGTATGATCAGAGAGTTTTGTTCAAAAGAAAGATGATTCAATCTCAACAAGAACTTGAAAATACTCCGAAAGATAATTTAATTAAAAGAAAAGAACTTGAATATGATATTGTTAAGAATCATAATAATCAAATGGTCAGAAAGATATCTCTTAACAGTTGTTATGGTGCTTTAGGTAATCAATATTTCAGATATTTTAATAGAGAGATTGCCGAGGGAATTACAACGGCCGGTCAGTTGAGTATTAAATGGGTTGAGAAAGCTGTTAATGATTATCTTAACAAACTATTAGAGACTGATACAGATTATGTTGTAGCGATTGATACAGATTCAATTTATGTAACTTTTGAAGATTTAGTTGATAGAGTAAATCCTAAAAATCCTGTAGAGTTTTTAGACACTATAGCGAAAGAAAAAATAGAACCCTACATGAAAGAAATTTATGAAGAACTTGCCTCTTATATGAACGCCTATCAAAATAAAATGGAAATGGGTCGTGAAGTTATAGCAGACAAAGGTATATGGACAGCGAAGAAAAGGTATATACTTAATGTTCATGATTCAGAAGGTGTTAGATATAAACAACCTAAATTAAAAATGATGGGTATTGAGACAGCGAAGTCTTCAACTCCAATGTGGTGTAGAAAGAAACTTGAACAAGGACTTAAAGTTGTAATGAATGGTACAGAGAGTGATGTATGGGCGTTTATTACTGATGCTAGAAATGAGTTTAATAAATTACCGATAGAAGAAATATCTTTCCCTAGAGGTGTACAAAATGTTAAGAAGTATTACAACGCAGCTTCAATATACAATAAAGGTACACCAATTCATGTAAGAGGTTCACTTCTTTACAATAACTTTTTATATAAATACAATATAGACAAGAAATATCCTGTGATACAAAATGGTGAGAAAGTGAAATTTTGTTATATGAAATTACCTAATATTATGAACGAAAATGTTATTTCATTTGTCTCAGCTCTACCTAAAGAATTTGAACTTGAACCATATATTGATTATGATACTCAATTTCAAAAATCATTTGTAGAACCTTTAGGTGTAATATTAGATAAGATCGGGTGGACTACAGAACCTGTCAGTACACTTGATTCATTTTTCGGATAGGAATAAGTATGTATAGATATAAAGTAGATGTAACAAGAGTAGTTGACGGTGATACAGTTGATGTTGATATTGACCTTGGTTTCGGTATGATTTACAAAAAACAAAGAGTAAGAATGAAAGGTATAGACACACCAGAATCTAGAACAAGAGACTTAGTAGAAAAGAAATTTGGACTTGCATCAAAAGAATTTTTAAAAGAACAATTAAAAGATAAAGACATAGAATTAGTATCTCATGACAAAGGTAAGTTTGGTAGAATACTTGGAGAACTGTTTGTTGGTAGTAGTGCATATAGTATTAATAAAACAATGATAGATAATCATCATGCAGTACTATACGACGGTCAATCAAAAGAAGATATAGAGGCTAATCATTTAAAAAATCGTGAGCGCTTGACAGAACAAGGAAAAGTAGTATAATAGTAGTATGACTGATATTTCTTATATTTTTTTATGTCTACATCTGATAACTTGGGTGTTTTTAATTATAGTATTAGTTGAATTAAATTCCTTTAAAAAAGAAGTTAGATTACATATAGACTATGATTCAACTTTAAGGAAAAAAAGAAAAGAAATGAAAGCGAGAAGATAAATTATGGAGTTATTATGAGTTATTTGAAAAACTTAATTAAAACGACAGGTAATGAGTTCGCGTCAATAGTAGAAGAAGGTGTACAAGCCGCTGATGTCAGTGGTTATATTGATACAGGTTCTTATATTTTTAACGCATTGTTATCTGGTTCAATATATGATGGATTACCTAACAACAAGATTACAGCTTTGGCTGGTGAGTCTGCTACAGGTAAAACATTCTTCGCACTTGGAATGTGTAAACAATTCTTAAATGATAATCCCGATTCAGCGGTTATCTATTTTGAATCTGAAAGTGCAATCACAAAAGATATGATTGAAGATAGAGGAATTGATTCTTCTAGAATAGTCATTGTTCCTGTTACAACAGTTCAAGAGTTTAGAACTCAATCAATTAAAATACTTGATCAATATATCAAAGATCAAACAGATATGAAAATGTTATTTGTTTTAGATTCACTTGGTATGTTATCAACAACAAAAGAGATTGAAGATACAGCGGCCGGATCTGAGACTAAAGATATGACAAGAGCTCAGTTAGTTAAGGGTGCGTTTAGAGTTTTAACTTTGAAACTAGGTAAGGCAGGAGTCCCATTAATTGTAACTAATCATACTTATGATGAAATGGGATTATTCGCTAAGAAAGTTATGGGTGGTGGTAGTGGTCTTAAATACGCTGCATCATCAATTATCTTTTTATCTAAGAAAAAAGAGAAAGACGGAAAAGATGTTATCGGAAATATTATTCATTGTAAGAATGAGAAATCTAGACTTACAATAGAAAATAAAATGGTAGATGTTATACTGAAATATGATTCGGGTCTAGATAGATATTATGGTCTATTAGATTTAGCAGTTAAGTATGGTATCTTCAAACAGGCATCAACTAGAATTGAATTACCTGATGGTACAACACAATTTGGTAAAACAATTAATAACAACCCAGAGAAGTACTTTACAAAAGAAGTACTTGATCAAATTAACGAAGTAGCGAAACAAGAATTTTTATATGGCAACGCGATTAGAACAGACGATTCTCAAGAATCTGATACAGAATGAAGAATTTACTAGAAAGACTTTACCTTATATAAAGTCAGAATTTTTTAGTGAAAGAGATGAAGAATTTCTCTTTAAACAAATTCGTGAGTATTTCTTAAAGTATCAAACACCACCTACACCAGAAGCACTCATCATTGATATTGATGAACAAACTGATATAGATCAACAACTATTATCTGATACAACAGTCTTAATCAGAGAAATCAAAGAAGATAAGAATGAGACACCTAATGAATGGTTGATTGATTCTACAGAGAAATGGTGTAAAGATAGAGCCGTGTATAATGGTGTAATGAATTCTATTGCCATTATTCAAGATAAGAAAGGACAACAAGGAGAAATTCCTGATATTCTCAGAGAAGCCTTGTCAGTATCTTTTGATAGTAATATCGGTCATGACTTTATCGAAGATTGGGATGAAAGGTATGAGTTCATGCATAGAGATGAAGAAAGAATACCTTTTGATTTAGAACTTATGAATAAAATCACAAAAGGTGGTTTACCGAATAAGACATTGAATATCTGTATGGCAGGAACGGGTGTTGGTAAATCTTTATTCATGTGTCATTGTGCGTCATCATCTTTACTTCAAGGTAAGAATGTATTGTATATCACAATGGAAATGGCGGAAGAAAAGATAGCTGAAAGAATAGACGCCAATCTACTTGATATATCATTAAATGAATTACAAGATTTACCTAAGATGATGTATGAGAAGAAAATTACAAGAGTCAGAGAAAAGACTAAAGGTAAATTAATCATTAAAGAATATCCAACAGCGACTGCTCACAGTGGTCATATTAGACACTTATTACAAGAATTAGATTTAAAGAGAGACTTTAAACCTGAAATAATATTTATTGATTATTTAAATATTTGTAGTTCATTTAGAGTTAGACCTGGTAGTAATGTTAATACTTACACTTATGTTAAGAGTATTGCCGAAGAAATGAGAGGACTTGCTGTAGAGTTTGATGTTCCTATTATGTCTGCGACACAAACTAATAGAACGGGATATGTATCTACAGATGTTGGACTTGAAGATACTTCTGAATCATTCGGTTTACCTGCAACAGCGGACTTTATGTTCGCGTTGATATCTACAGAAGATATGCAAGAACTTGATCAAGTAATGGTTAAACAGTTAAAGAATAGATATAATGACCCAACATATCATAAGAGATTTGTATTGGGTGTTGATAGAGCTAAAATGAGATTATATGATTGTGAACAGTCGGCTCAAGATGAATTAGTTGATATTGGACCTGTAATGGATCAAACAGAAACAGGTAGAAGAATCAGTAGTGAAAAGGCAGATAATTTGAAGTATGA